ACTGGGTTCCGTTAGCGTCACGGGTTCCGTTGATGAAAGTGTTAAGACCTTTATCGAACACGCTTTCCCTTGCACCTGACCCATGATGACTTCTGCCTATCCGATGTGACCCTGAGACGTTTGATTTAACGTCATTCAACACACATCCACAGCCTGTGCAACATTCTTCTCCACTATATATATCTGTTGCGGTGTCAACGCCGTCGCAGATAGGACACGCGTCAGCTTCTTGTAAGTGTGTCAAGAAGAGTTGACTCATTTGGTTCCTCCTCTGGCTCCGTCTCTGAGCGTGTAGGTTCATTTTGGTTAGGCGCTGGTTCACTTCCTGACGTTACCTGACCCGGCAGACTTGCGAGCACATCTCCATCAGGGTGAGGGTCAAGCCCATCTATCTCCCGTTTCTCGTTAATAGTTAGATGTGTCTTCAAAGCAAGGGTTCTTGTCTCCATGAACTCTATGGCTGCTTTATCCTGTGGGTTTACTTCAAATGGGTCAACCCATTCAACAACCCAGTCTGAGGGAGCGTCAGTGATTTGCCCTGTCTGTATAAGACGAGAGATAAGTTCCCTGAGCATCGGACGTTTCTGGTTCTGCTGAAGGGTGATTGATTTATAGTATTGACGCTCATTCACCTCTGATCCTGTTACACGCCCAGCGCTGACTCCTTGGATGCTGTCTTTGGCGACTCCTGTTGCTGCTGCGATGAAGGTGAAGTACATGTCAAAGTAGGTGTTAGGGTTCAACACTGCTCCTTCTGCTCCTACGAATTTAAAGTCCTCATCTGTGCCACACATGAAGTATCCTCTGACGTTCAGATAATCGTCGAGTCCTCCAGCGGCTATCCACGCCGCGTTCTGAGCAGCGGTGGCGTTTGTTTTGATGACGGGGAACCCTGTTCCGTGCCTGTAATAGGTTTCATATGCTCCCCACCTAGCGTTTCTGCCTCCTACGAGGTCATCGAATATAGCGTCAATGGCTGACACTCCTTCATAGCTGTGGTTGTCAAGCCGGGGGGCGTCATGGATTACTCGTGTCCAGTGGACTCTGATGTTGGTGTCTGCCTGTGTTCCCGGATTTGTTCCAGTGGTGTTATCTGCTCCTGTGTCGATGTCGTAGAACTCTGGCAACCCGTATCTGATGCTTGAAGTGTTATTATCCACTTCGTTTACTGACACTTTTAGCCAATCATAGGGTGTTATTTGAAGCAGTTTTGCGTTGTTTTTTAACTTTTTTGGAGGTGTTCCATCCGGGTTTAACGTGAAAAGCGGGGTTTCCCAGTTGGTTTCATCCCCAAAACCTGTGTAACTGCATAAAAGTATCGCGGTGCCGTATCTGCGCTCAAAAACGGTTTCACGAGGTAACTCAATGGATGCTTTTAGTTTAAGTAACTGTTTCTGTGTTTTTCTGTTAAACGCTTCTTCGTCAGGTTGTTTGATGTTTACTACCCTGAACCAGTTATCCCAGATGTCGTAGGCTATTCTTTTTACCCACCAGACTCCGACTGGTTCACGGTTGCTGTAGAAGTACCTGTCCTTATCTGCTATGGTTGCTCCGTAGCTTTCATGTGCTCCAACATATTTACCTGATGTGTGGAAGGCTTTGAAGCTCTCACGGGTGGTATAAGTGTCTCCTACTGTTCGCATGTTATCTAAATTTATGTTTCCATGCATGATGCTTGACGTTTGTATAGGGTTTTTTTCTCCGTAAAACCATTCATTTTCAGACATATTCCTGTTCTCCTACGCTATATTTACTGTTTTTCTTGCATTTTAAGTCGTGCATACTCTTCCCTAATCTCCATGCCTAGTTTATAGTTAGGACACTCCATATATATCTCCGGGTTTCCACTCAGACATGTTCCGTCCACCATTTCCTTATCGTAGGTGAATTTAATGTCTCCCTGAGCGTCTCGTACCGGCAAGTCATGGGTTCCCTCTTTTATTTCAAACGTTGTAAGCAGGAACGGGTAGTTTGACCCTTTACACCACCACTCCCAAAGTCTTCCACAACGCTGATTTGACGCGAAAGGACATTTCTCTGTAAGACCCTTTAACCGTCTTTCTTCACGCCACTTCTTACCCGATATAAATTGAAGACACTCCTCCGCGTGGTCATCACCTAGGCAGATGTCTTTGCTTTTCGGGTCTATAAGTGGTTGACGTAACGGAAAATAGGCTCGGCATACATGGTTGTCACAGTCAGATGCACAGGTTTTATGCATATATTCACATTTCACTCTACTTGAACTCCTTATTATCATATATAGTGGGATACTGCTTTATACATTTAGTGACGATGCACTTTGTTTGAATAAAGTTTCCGTTCACATTCACATTGAAACAAGGACACTCCACACACCCATCCATCGCAGCAACACCGTTCAACACATTACTCATAGTTTCAGCCACAAGCTCCCTGTACCTATAATACGCCACATCATCCCAAACCCCACGGTCATCTAGCTCTGGCAAAGTCAGGACTCCAATCCCTAATATTCTTCAACCTTCTAGGCTGCTCACCTTGACCCGGCCCCCATGGTATTCCTGACACACCGAATGTGCCTGACACCATGGTTACAAGTATCTCAAGAGCATCCATTCTGTCGTCTCTGCGTCCTTTGGGGAAGGTGCTGTACTCTAACAGAAAGTCTTCCCACCATGGAACCTTCACCGTGGATGGGTCTGGGAACCTTACCCTACCGTTCTCAATATGAGGCTGCATCCCCAATATACGCACCTCCTTATTTCTGTTACCCTGCTTCACCTCAACCACAGGCAACCCCATAAGGTACCCTGTCTGCTGAAGGCTTCGCTGATACGCTACTGCTTCAACACCTATTTTGCTGATACGAGCCTCCGGTACAAACAGATGACTCCCTATGCTAAGCTGAGTCTTCTTACCATATTTCTCTATCTGATGAACCTGCTTCACGAAGTCCAACGGTTTCGCAAATATATCAGTCACGTAGACGCTGCCACGTTTTCTGTCAATAGCGGCGGTGATTATAGCTGTGTTATCTGACTCAGGGTCAGCGGTGATGTTCGGGTCAACACTCATCACAAAGTCAAGGTCTCCCCAAATAGCCATAAGATGCTCAGGTTTATAGAACTGAATATCCTCTGGGTCAAACAACTGCCCCGCGTACCCTGATGGGTCACACATATATTGACTGTTAAACGCAAGAGACCCCATACGTTCCTTCATCTTCATCAACTCCTCAACGCTCCACCTTTCAGGCCAATATGATATAGGTTCACCATCTTCGCCTAACTTATAGTCGTTTAAATCTTTGTGGTCATCGTTAAGTTCAAGTGCAGGAAAAGTAAAAGTTGAATCTTTATACATTTCATCTTCAAGAAGCCGACTGTAGAAGTCTTTCGCGTGGTACCGGGTTCCTACCGCGAAGATTCTTCCTCCGGGGTTCAACGTAGGCAACACAACAGTATCCCAGAACTCATCTATTTTGTTACGCTGAGACTCAGTCATAACGTTGTTCTGGTCAATAAGGTCATCAACTATGATAATATCAGCACGTATACCTGAAATAGAGCCACCGAGACCTACGGCGTAAACACTAGGAACCCCGTCGTGGCGATTATTTTTCACGCTTAACGCATCCTCTCCCCACGGCGCAGCCTCCTCAAGCCCATATATACGTGACCCTATTTTCTGCGCCGGAAACACCTCCTTCACTCTGTCATTAGACTCAATGTTAAACCTGATAAACCTCATATCCGTCTTAGCCAACGCACTGGTACGGGACACAATGACTATACGAAGATCAGGGTACTTACCCAGCAACCACAGCGGAGCCACTTTACCCCAACACGTAGATTTAGCGCTGTTACGAGGAGCTATGATGAGACCAGATTTGATGCTTTGATCCTGCATAGTGTCATACCATTTTATTTGAAACGGAGTGTTCGTGAACCCGAAGCAATACTCGGCGAAGTCCTTCATATTTATCCGTGCGTCACGTATTTGATCTTGTTTGCTGCGCGTATAACCCATATCACCTATACTATGACACCAAGTTTTATAGCATTAACCACAATTTACACCGTAAATTAAACGCAAAATTTTTGTAGCGTTTTGTATAGTTTTATAACCTTTAAGGTTAATAAATTAACCATGGAGAACACTGCATCTCTGAAAGACCAGATAAGAGCAAAAGAAATAGTAGAAGGACTCAGAAGACATAAGACATACACTCAGATCGCTGAAGAGATGGAGTTAAGCAGACCGGCTCTCTACGCGGTCATGGAAAAAGAACAAGTACAAGAACTCATGATACTTGAAGTCAGGGAACTTGAAACAAAACTCCAACAATGGATACAAGAACTCCACGACTCTCCAAGCCCAGCCAACCAAAGACACGCAGTATCAGAACTAGGAAAGATAACTAAACACGTCACCGACAAAGTATACCCCAGCATCTTCAGACACGAAAACATCAACGTAAACATAGACCTCACCGACTACCTACAACAAATACAAACCCACACCGAAACCATATCAAGACTCCCACCCCACATGAGACAACAATACAAACAAACATACGAACAAGTACAAAAAGAATACACCCAATAACCCACAACACACACCCTAAAAAACAAACCCCCACCACCACTACGCAGACAAAACCAAGCGACATACCAGTTCTGTCCCTGTGGGCGCATGAAGAGCGGTAGGG